TTCTGGTGCAACCACGTCTGGAGGAATTAGAGTACAACATTATTTTACTGTTGGATCTGCTGTTCAAGAAAAAGGTTTTGGTTGGGGTCTTGGGTCTTGGAGTGGAGAGGCTTCTAATGCAGTAACTACAACTTTAAACGGAGCACTGTTAGATGATACAGCCGGGACAGGTGGATCTGGGACATCGATTACTTTGACTGACGCTACACAATTTCCAAGTTCTGGAACTAATTTTATTCAGGTAGGTAACGAAGAAATATCTTACACAGGTGTTTCTGGAAATAACTTAACTGGAATAACAAGAGCTGTTAGAAATTCTACAAGATCGGCTCATAGTGATGGAGCAACTGTAACTAATTCAACTGACTATGTTGCATGGGGTGAAGCTGCATCTGGTGACTTAGTTTTAGAACCAGGTATGTGGTCTATAGATAATTTTGGTGATAAAGCAATTTGTCTTATTCATGATGCTGAAGTATTTGAATGGGATTCTTCTTTGTCAAATGCAACAGATACAAGATGCACAATTATAAGTGGAGCACCAACTGCATCTAGACACATGGTTGTATCAACACCCGATCGTCACTTAGTATTTTTTGGAACAGAGACAACTATTGGAAATAAAGCAACTCAAGATGATATGTTTATAAGATTCTCTGACCAAGAGAATATTAATGTTTATACACCAACAGCAACTAATACAGCTGGTACACAAAGACTAGCTGACGGATCACAAATTAGAGGTGCTATTAGAGGTAGAGATGCGATTCTTGTTTGGACTGACACAGCATTATTTACACAACGTTTTGTTGGTCAACCATTTACGTTTGCCTTTTCACAGGTTGGAACTAACTGTGGACTTGTTGGACAGAACGCATGTGTAGAAGTTGATGGTGCTGCTTACTGGATGTCTGAAAATGGTTTTTTTAGATATGGTGGTAAATTAGAATCTTTAAAATGTCTTGTAGAGGATTTTGTTTATGATGATATAAATTTAAACTCTGGTAATCAAATGGTGTCAGCAGGATTAAATAATCTATTTGGTGAGGTAACATGGTATTATCCACAATCAAATTCTTCCGTTGTAAATAGAATGGTTACATATAATTATTTTGACTCATCACCACAAAGACCAGTATGGACTGTTGGATCACTCGCTAGAACTATGTGGCGTGATTCTGCAGTATTTGGTAAACCTCATGCATTAGAATACACAGCAGGTAATGATTCATCTTTTGATGTCGTAGGAAATACAGAAGGTAGAACAGCATATTATGAACATGAAACAGGGACCGATCAAAACAAAAACGGTACTATAACAGCAGTCCTGGCAAACATATCTTCAGGTGATTATGATATTACACAAAGAGTTATGAGGGGTGCTGGTGGTGTTGCAGATTTTAGAGGAGATGGTGAACATATAATGAAGATAAGAAGGTTTGTTCCAGATTTTGTATCACAAACAGGAACAACTAGAGTTACATTAGAATTAAAAAATTATCCTAATGACACAGCAGCTAGCTCACCTCTTGGACCATTTGATATTACCTCTTCAACAACTAAAGTAGACACGCGTGCAAGAGCAAGAGCTATTTCATTAAAAATAGAAAACACAGCAGCTAGTCAAAGTTGGAAGCTAGGCACTTTTAGATTAGATGTACAACCAGACGGGAGAAGATAATGCCATTAAATAAAAAAGGTAAAAAAATAATGAAGTCTATGAAAAAACAATATGGTGCAAAACGTGGTGAACAGGTTTTTTATGCAACATTAAATAAGAAAAAAATTAAAGGAGTTAAGAAAAAATAATGGCAAAAATAGTGCAAGTATTAACAAGACCTACTCAAGAATATGATTATACCGTTGCAGAAGCTCAAACTAGAGATTTAGATGGTGTTATACAAAAATTAAATACTACATATCAGCAAGAGTTAAAAGATGAGGTAGAAGCTCAAAACTTCTTTTTAAATTAATGGCAAATAGTTTTATAAATAAAAAAGCAGATCTAACCACAACGGACCTAACTACTTTGTACACTGTGCCAAGTGCTAAAACTGCTGTGGTAAAATCTATATTAGTTTCTAATGACTCTGGATCTGGTTGTAATATAGATGTTACTTTAGTAGATTCTAGTGGCAATATATTTAGTTTATTTAAAACAAAGACTATAGCAACAATTACCACAACAGAGCTTTTGACTAATCCACTTGTAATGGAAGAGAGCGAAGTGCTTAAAGTACAGGCTGCTGACGCGAACGAGTTGCATGTCATAGCTTCTATATTAGAAATACAGCCAAGAGAGGTAACAACATAATGAAAGATATACCAGTCATAAAACCAAAAGAAATAATAGAAACTATTAGTAATATTAAAACAGGTGAGATATATAAAAATGACGAGGAATGGAAAGTAAAAGGAATTCCTCAAGAAGATATTAGAAGAGATGTTAAGGTAGTAATGCCAAGCCTTGATTTATTTGGAGAAACTAAATGAGCATAATGCAATTAGTAAAAAAGAAAAAAGGTAAAAAACGACCAGGTTATCGTGGTGCTGGTGGTTATCAAGGTGGTAGAAAAGACACTGCTCCAGGAGCAGCAAAAAGCGGTCCTGTTGATAGAGGCCCAGGTGGAGATGCCGGCAATAAATTTACTCAATTTACAAAAGAGGTTTTAAACCCACAGGTAGATACTTTTCAACAAGCATATAAAGAACCAGGTTTATTTGGTTTTGGTGGTGGTTACAGAGATTTAAATGTTGCAGGAGATACCTCACAAGGTTTTAAGAGAGGTATAGGATCTACAGTATTAGGTGGCATATTAAGTTTAGTAAATCCTGCATTAGGACTAGCGTTTAGAGGTGTTAATTTTATGAGAGACAAAGTCCCTGAAACATTTCAAAACTTTCAATCGTCGAATACATTAGAAGAGTTTATAGATAAAATGAGAGGATACGGAAGAACTATACCTAACGTTAGCATCAACCCATTTTTTGGTGGTATTGAATCACTTGGTATCTTTGAAGATGAAGAAGATCCTATTACTGGAACTAATTATCCGGGAAGCAATATGGGTGGTATAACGAATACAGGAATAGAAGGTATAGATGTAGGATATCCATCAAATGATTTAATGGCTTTTAATGCAGGTACTAAATTAGATAGAACACTTAAAAATATGTATTCTGGATATGAAAATTTAGGTATTAAAAATCCTCAAATGATAGATTTAATGAAACGAGATATACAACAAAATCTAGAAAAAGGAACTCCTCTTTCTTTACCAAAAAACGCATATAGTTTAATAGGATAGAAGTATTGATTATATGAAAAAAAGGCGATAAAAAGGATAAACTATGGCAATTTCAAGAAGTATGATGGAAAGACAATTACGAGCTGGTGGAGGTATCATGACACTAGACGAGCCAAGACAAGGTTATTTTTTAGGTAAACTTGTAAGAAAAGCTAAAAAAGCTGTAAAAAAAGTTGTCAAATCACCATTAGGTAAGATTGCTTTAGGAGCAGCTGCTCTTAAATTTGGTGGTCCAGGTATTGCAAAATTATTTGGTAGAAGTCCTACAGGTTTTTTAAGTGGTAGATTTATGGGTGATGGTGGCATATTTAGCGCCGCTAGAGGATTGTTTGATAAAGGTAGATTTCTTTCACCATTAGTTAGAGATGCAGAAGGTAATTTTAGCTTAGGTAGAGCTGCGCTTACAGGATTAGGTGCTACAGCATTAGCTGCACCATTCTTAATGGGTGGTGATGAAGAGGAGATAGATGAGGGTGTAGATGTTACAGGTATACAGCCACTGGTAGCTAACATTAGAGATCAAGCTAGGGACTTTTATAGAAACCCTGCATCTCGTGCAGACTCTGGTTTATTCTTTATGCCACAACAAAGATTTGTACAACCATCTTTCTTTGCTGCTGGTGGTGGATTAGCTGACATACCAAGAGAAGGATATGATCAGGGCAAACGAGTACTAGGTGAAGGTTTTAAATCAGAGGTATTAAAAAAAATGGCTATGGATATGTTTCAAAAACCATTAAAAGAATTAACTGCGGATGAGATGGAAATGTTAAGAGAAGAATTTAATATATCAAAAGGTATTACAGACGCTAAAGAAGGCGGTATCATGGATCTAGGTGGTATGGAAAAAGACTATAGAGAAGGTGGTTTTGTACCAATAGGTAAAGAAGAGAGAGCTGACGATGTACCTGCTAGACTTAGCAAAAATGAATTTGTATTTACAGCAGACGCTGTAAGGAATGCAGGTGGGGGAGATATTGATAAAGGTGCAGAAGTTATGCAAAATATGATGGACAACTTAGAAGCAGGTGGTATGATATCTGAAGAGTCTCAGGGTAAAGAAAATCCTGCACAAGCAATGTTCGATCAAGCACAAATGTTGGAGAGTAGAATAGTATAATGGCGTTACCAGATTATTTACAAGAAGCAGGAAAAGATTTTGCCAAACAGTTAACGGCACAAACAGCTGTACCTATAGATACAGGTCAGTTTACAGGTCGTCAATTTGTTGCAGGCGAGGACCCATTACAAACACAAGCAATTAATTTAGCAACACAGGGTATTGGTTCTTTTCAACCATTTTTACAGCAAGCACAAAATGTTTTGCAGACACAAGCAGGGTTAGCGGGAACAGGAGCAGGGACCGGGGCTGGATCAATTGCAGCTTTTACATCACCATTTCAACAACAAGTTATTGATGAAACATTAAGACAGTTTGATAGATCACGAGCAACTGGTTTACAACAAATTGCAGACGATGCATTTACATCTGGTGCTTTTGGCGGTGGCAGACAGGGTGCATTAGAGGGTCAGTTCTTAGCTGACACTGCGTTAGGTAGAGCAGGACTTGAAGCACAATTAAGAGCACAAGGTTTTGCAGATGCAGTAGCAAGAAGACAACAAGATTTTGCTAATCAATCTGGAATAGCTTCAGGTCTATTAGGTTTGTCTAATTTTCAAAGACAAAATTTAGCTGGAGATGTAGCTAATTTAGGTCAACTTGGTGCATTTAGACAAGGATTAACTCAATCACAATTAGCAGCCGATCAACAGGCAGCACAGACAGCAGCCTTTGAACCATTTACTAGATTAGATAGATTTGGAGCAGGAATTACAGGTCTTGCTGGAGGTGTGGGAGGACCACAATTCCAAGCACCTGCAACTCCTAGTCCATTCTCAACAGCTTTAAGCACAGCATTAGGTATCGGCGGATTGTTCGGTAAATTTAGGTAAGATATGAGACCATTAAATAGACCAATGTTTAAAATGGGTGGCCCTATCAAAGAGGGTATCATGGATGGTATGCAAGAGCCACAAGCTGTTAATACAGTTGGTAGTCCACTTGCACCCACAGATTCTAGCGGTCGTCAAGGTTATGCATTACCTTTGTTAGGTTTAATTCCTGCAGGTTTACAAGCTCTTAGAATTGCAGGTCCAGCAGCTTTAAGAGGTTTTAAAGCAGCAAGAGCATTTGGTGCTACTCCAGGTAAACTAGGTTTTATGCGTAGAGCAAAAGATCTAGCAACTATTAGACGTGGTATGAGTTTACCTATGGCCACTCGTCCAGAAAGTATTGGTTTTAGAATAGGTTCTTTTGCAAAACAAAATCCCTTTTTAACTTTATCAACACCAAGTTTAGCAACTAGTGCAGTCACAGGTGGTGGACCTCTTGCAATAGAAGCTGCTAAAGGAGTTGCAAACTTTTTAGTACCAGGCGAAAGATTTGATCCGTTTAGAGATAAGATGCCTGAGAAAAAAGAAGGTGATACAACTGAATTAAAAAGAGTTGATGAGGTAGGAGCAGGAGAAGGCACAACGGGCGGCAGTGTTGTTGATGATCCAAAAAAGAAAAAAGAAATTGATGACGCTAGAATAGAAAAAACTAAAAAAAGATACTACGAACTTATGGGTCTAGACAAAATGAAAAAAGACGCTGCATATGATTCATTAATAGATGCAAGTAGAATTGTTCAAGAACAAGGTGGAGATCTAAAAGGTGCTATTAGATCAGGTAATTTACAATCTCAAATTATAAATGCTATATCTAAAAACTTAGATAAATCTGCTGATATTAAACGACAAATAGATGCTGCAATATTAAAAGGTGAAATACAAAAAGATGTGGCATCTGCGGACTCTATAGATAGAGATCTTAAAAAAGCTAGAATTAAAGCTCTTGATAGAGCAGAAAAACAAGCGACTGCTTCTGGTCAGATAGCTGCAGTAATAGCCAAAGACGGAGTTATAAGTGGTTCTCAAACAGCAGCAATATTAAGAGCAGATGGTGTTCAATACGATGGTGTATTACAAGATAAATTATTTAACAATTTCAAAAAAGATAATCCTGCTGCAGATGAAATAGATTTCATGATTGCAAAAGGTGCAGGTCTAGACGATGGTAGATATGTTATCGGTGCAAGACTTGTTGAGAAAAAAGGTAATGAAGTAGCCTTCGTAGTATAGGAGGATTAAATGGCTTCAATTGAAGACGTATTTTACGGTAAATCAAACAATAATAAAATTAGTACAATAGAATCAGTGTTATCTGGTGTTGTATCAGGTCTTATTGCAATACCAAAAGGTTTCTTTTCTTTGGGTGCAACACTTTTAGATCTTGGTGTTGATAGTGGTGCAGCTGCAAGAGTAGAACAATACTTTGATGATCTTACAGAGTTTGATGAAAAAGCAGAAGCAACAGCTGCAGGTAGAATAACAGAAGCGTTAGTAAACATTGGTATACCAGGGGGTATAGGTTTTAAAGTTGCATCTAGAATGGCAGGTGATGCTATGAAAGCTGCACGAAATGGTAAATATGTAAAGCTGTCTAATCCAAATTTAAAGAAAGGTATGGATCAGGCTATAGAATTAAACACTCGTGGTAAGACAAATAAATTTATTGCAGGTGCATTAGGTGGTGGTTTAGCAGAAGGTGTATTTGTAGGTGATGTGGAGAAAGTTGGTACATTTGGTGATCTTATTGGTGGACCAACAGCAGTTGATAGATCTACAGACGATGATGCAACAAGAGAATTATTAAACAGAGTTAAGTTTGGTTTTGAAGGTGCATTATTTACTGGAGTTATAGGTGGTACAGGGACACTAGTTAAGAAACTAACAAACAGAAACAAACAACTAGATGTAGCAAATTCTAAACTAGATAGATTTATAGATAGAATTGCATCGGGGTTTAGGGCACGAAGCGGTAAGACTCAAGAGTTTTTTGATCTTGAGAGAACTTCTATTGGTGAGAGAGCTGCAGATGCTGCAGGTGCAAGAAACATATCGAGAGAACTAGATCAAGCAATAGACAAAGTATTTCCACCAGCAAGAACTGTGTTTAATCAGGCTGCTGCAAAAGATAGACAAAAATTATTAAACGAAATAAACGATTTATTATTATCTGGTGATCCTAAATTAGACGATCTTGGTGTTGCACAGTTTGGTAAACTAGATGAAACAAAGAAAGCTGCATTAGTTAAAAAATTAAAAGATTTAAAAGTAGAGGATGAAGTTGTTACAGATATACTTGGTGGTTTATCTGCAATAAGAACTAGATGGGCAGACTTATTTTCTAAACTAGGAAGATCATTAGGTAAAAACGAAATACAAGAATTTAAAAAATTATTTGGTAATAAATTTAAAAATTATCTTGGATCTACGTACGATATATTTCAAAACCAAAGTATCTTTCCATGGGCAAGATACAAGCCAAGTGCAGAAGCAATAGAAGAAGCTAAAGAAGTATTTAAATCTAGTGCAAGAGAAGCAGGTGAAGAACTTACAGATTTACAGGCAGAGCAAGCTGTAACCAGAGTATTAAAAACTGCAAGACTACCAAAAGGTATTAGAATGGATAAACCATCTGATGCTATATTTTCGGTACCAGATTTTTTTGTGAACAGAACTACACTAGATGAAGTTGTAACAGACAGAGGATCTGCATTAATATCTGCAGGTGCAATCAAAGAAGCCGACAGAAAAGTATTTGAAAAACTTTTAGGTAAACAAAATAATCCTATGCAAACTATACTAGGTGGCACAGCTAAACTATCTATGATCACAAGAAGAAATCTTTTCTTTCAAGATCTTATTAGAAAAAATGATGAGCTTATAGCTGCTGGTAAAAAACCTATGTTTGCAAAATCAAACGATGAAGCAAGATTAATATTTGGAGATGACTTTGAACAGATAAGAATAGACCAAGCTAGATCTTTAGACGTTGCAGCCAAAGGTGGATCTATAAATCCTCTTAATGAATTATATACCACACCAGGTATGGCCAAAGCATTAGAGGGCACATCACTTGCTTTTGACAAAGCAGGTATGTTAGGTCAACTATATCAGAGTCTTATATTATATCCAAAAGGTCTATCACAAATAGCAAAAACAATTTTATCTCCGGTAACACACGTTAGAAACTTTGTATCTGCCGGTGCATTTGCTACGGCAAACGGTATTATACCTGACGCTGCTGCAATTAAACAAGCATATCAAGCACTACAGACACCATTAAAAGGCACAAGACAACAGAATGATCTATACGAAGAGTTATTAAAACTAGGTGTTGTAAACTCTAACGTAAGATTAGGAGATCTAACCAGGCTGCTTGAGGATGTAAACTTTGGTGAGACTATGACATCAGACAAAGGTCTTAGAATGTTACTTAAACCATTATCAAAATTAAAATCTGTATCACAAGATCTATACACAGCTGAAGATGACTTCTGGAAGATAGCATCATGGGCCATGGAAAAATCTAGATTAGAATCTAACATGCTAGCCAAAGGTATCAAAAGAGGTGACGTAATAAAAAGAAACGGTGTAGACATAACTATTGACGACCAGTTCTTCAAAGAAGAAGCAGCCGACATTGTAAGAAATAATATACCAAACTACGACTATGTATCTGATTTTGTTAAGTCATTAAGAAAACTACCTATTGGAAACTTTGTATCATTCCCTGCAGAAATAGTTAGAACAGGCACAAATATTGTAAGACGTGGTCTTAGAGAGATAAACGAAACATTTACACTTGCTGATGGCACGGTGGTAAAACCTTTTGAGACTATCGGATACACAAGATTATTTGGCTTTGGTGCTACAGTTGCAGCTGTACCATACGCAACACAAAAAGCTTTCCAAGCTATCTACGATGTAACTGATGAGGAAAGAGAAGCTATCAGAAGATATGTTGCTGACTGGTCAAAAAACTCAACACTACTGCCAATAAAAGATGAACAAGGTAATTTTAAATATATAGATTTTAGTCACGCTAATGCATACGATACATTAATTAGACCTGTGCAAACTATTTTAAATCAAGTGGCTGATGGTAGAACAGATGAAGATGGTATGATGGATGATTTTCTTGCAGGTACGTTTATATCTATGAGAGAGTTTGCACAACCATTTATATCAGAATCTATTTGGACAGAAGCTGTAGCAGATCTTATTGCTAGAGGTGGTAGAACTAGAGAAGGTTTTCAAATTTTTAACCCACAAGATACAGCTGGTGATAAGGGTGTTAAGATAATGAAACACTTAGTAAGAGCACAGATGCCATTTTCTTTTGAACAATTAAAACGATTAGATAAATCTATCGAATCTGTAGATGTTTTAACCAAAGGTAAGTTTGATGAGTATGGACAAACGTTTGAATTTGGTGATGAGTTTCAAGGTTTGTTTGGTTTTAGAGAAGTAAAAGTAAATCCTGAAAGAGGTTTACAATTTAAAGTGGCTAACTATCAAAGAGGTGTTAGAGAATCTAGATCTCTGTTTACCAGAGAAGCACTACGTGGTGGACCAATAGAACCAAGAGATGTTGTTGATGCATATCTAAATGCAAACAGAGCTTTGTTTGGTGTTCGAAAAGAATTTCAAAAAGATTTAGAAGCTGCAGATATTTTAAATATTAGTTCAAATGCATATAGATCAGCAACAGGTAGGTTATCTAACATAGATGTTAATTCAGTAAGAAATAATATCTTTAGACCGATAACATTATCTGATGAAGTAAGAAAAGCGTTTGCAGAAAATGCAGCAAGGATAGGTGTAACAAATCCATTAATAGATGCATTACCTGTTATTTCACAATTGTCTGCAGACATGAGGATTATATCTTTAAGTGAGCCGTCGTTTCCATTTTTTGAAAACCCATTATTACCTATTACACAAGACACACCTGCAACACCAACGTCGTTAAATTTACCTAGTATTGATGCAAACATTGTTAATAATCCTAACGCAGCAGGGTCTTTTTCTAACTTGACAACAGCGCAAAAACTGCAAATATTGTTTCCACAAGGATAATTATGACTAAAAAATCTGCATTACAAAGGATTGAATCTCATGAAAAGCTCTGTAGAATAATGCAGAAGCAAACGTTTGAACAAATAAAAGAGATGCAAGAACGAATTAAAAGATTAGAGTATTGGATAGTTGGAGGAATGGGAGCTGTTCTTATAACTTTATTAACAGATATAACAAAATAATGACAGCAATTTTTGGTATAGGAATGTTTGTTTATGGTATAATATGCATAGCTATTGGAGCCACTGCTGTTTACTACGTATTAAATAAATTAAATAAAACTCCAGAACAAATCGAACAAGAAGAAAACGAAAAATATTTACAAGAATTAAAAGGAAAACTATGAATCTTACACGTAACTTTACACTTTCAGAATTAACTAAATCAGATACTGCAATCAGAAAAGGTATAAATAATAACCCTAGTGCAGAACAGATAGAAAAATTAAAATTATTATGTGAGAATATTCTCCAGCCGGTACGTGACCACTTCGGCAGAGTTAAGATTACCAGCGGGTTCCGTAGCGTAGAGTTGTGCCTAGCCATAGGCTCGAGTCAGAACAGCCAACATGCCCGTGCAGAAGCGGCGGATTTCGAATGTCCAGGCGTAGATAATGCAGAGCTTGCAGACTGGATACATAAGAACCTTCCATACGATCAATTAATATTAGAATTCTACACTCCGGGTGAACCTAACAGCGGGTGGATACATTGCAGCTACATTGAAGGAACGCCAAGGGCTTCTTATTTACACGCATTTAAATCAGAAGGTAAAACAAAATACAAACCAGTTCTTGGTGGTGCTAAAAATTTAATTTAACACCCACAATAAACACATAACAAGACTTATCCATAATCCAAATCTTATAACTACACCAGGTCTTAGATCCATTCTTTCAACTCCTCTCCCATTATCTGTGTTGCTATATCTACTTTTTTACGCAAAGCTTTTACAATACGTGTGTCCACAGTATTCTCACATATAATATCTATATAGGTCATAGGTTTTTCTTGACCGATACGATCTATTCTGGCTTCTGATTGTTGTCTTTTTTCTAAGTCATAACCATTAGAATAATATATCATAGTGCTTGCAGCTGTGAGTGTAATACCATAACCACCAGTCTGTGTGGTTCCTACAAAGAACCGAACTCCGGAATCAGGGTCTTGAAATTTTTTAATATTCTCTTGTCTCTCTTCCTGTGGTGTGAGTCCATAATAATCTACGTAACAACCTTCTCCAAATTCGTTATGTAAAGCTGCTGTAATATTATTAACGTCTCTTTGAAACTGGGCCCAGATAACAACCTTGCCTTCTATCTCATATAATAAATCTAATAACTCACCTATTCTATTGTTAGGCATCTCATGTATGGTGCCATCATCAGCCGTAAAATGACCACAGGTTATCTGTTGTAATCTCATAAGCTGAGTTAACACCGTAGCTGTAGTCATCATCTTACCATCTAGTTGAGCATGGGCTAACTTCTGCATTTGTAAATATGCTTTTGTTTGCTCTGGTGTCAACAATACCTCACGTTTCATAAATGTTTTCTTTGGGAGATCTAGACATTCATCTTTTAATACACGATAAGAAAATGCTTTTAATTTTTCTGACAATTCATCTAGATTTCTATAACCCACCACAATCTGCACGGATCTACCACTAAAGTTTGCTGTTCTCATAACAGCATATCTAGTTCTAAATGCATAATAAGAACTAAAACCTAATATCTCTGGCTGTAAAAATTCACATTGTTTGTATAGATCTAACGGTGATTTTGTTACGGGAGATCCTGTAAGAATTCTATTGTATTTGGTAGCCAACCCTAGTTGACATATATTTTTTGTACGTTTTGCATTTGGATTTTTTATTGTAGTAGATTCATCAATAGCCATCATGGCTCTATGAGAAAACAAAAACTTATGCGCAAAATCATAACCTTTTTTAGTAGATAAAGATTCTACATTCATAACTAATATGTGTAGATCTTCACCTGTCTCAAACAAAGTGTCTAATTTTTTTTGTTGTTTTGCATTAATTAATGATTGCCACAACACACATTTATAATCTATGTGATCAACAAGGTGCGTAGGTATCTCACCCTCATACCAATTTTTTACCACACCTTTTGGTGCCACAATTAAGACACCATTGATCTTACCATTGTCATAAAGCATAGATATATTGTCTATTAATACTTTAGATTTACCAGTACCCATCTCCATAAAATATGCAAAGTATGGTCTATCCCATGACATTTCTAAAGCTTTTAGCTGATGAGCATAAGGCTTTGTTTTAAATTTATAATTCATAATATTTTTTCTTCTTTCTATTGACAAAGTATATAACATCTTTATATTGTTTGTCAATGTCAGAAAGAATAGTTTATTTAGTACAAGACGTGCCCGGTACACAAGCCGGAACACCTAAGATAAATATTGTAGGTGCTAGAGAATACGGTGAAATAAAATCGTTGTTACCAGAACTTTCACAAATAATTTTTTCACCAGGTCCATTAATTTTTAAATTAAGAAAACTTTTAAAAGATTTTAGACCTGATGATTATTTATTGTTAACAGGTGATCCTGCTATTATAGGTGTTGCATGTTCTATTGTATCTGATATTACAAATGGAAAATATAATTTACTCAAATGGGATAGACAAGAAAGAAAATACTATCCTATTAAAATTAATCTATATGAGAAAGGAGAGATAAATGAGTGATATAAATTTTGAGGCAGATCAAAGAGAAGATCTAAACTCAGTCGGTGATGCAAAGTCATTATCAGATCAAGTCGTTAAACTAAAAAAATTAGAAGACGATCTTGTAGAAAAAGAAAAAGAATTAAAAGAACTGAAGAGACATATCGATTTAGTTTCTGGTGAGGTTATACCTACTATGATGCAAGAGATGAACATCTCTACATTAAAACTAGCAGATGGTTCTTCAGTTGAAGTAAAACCAGTTTATGGTGCTTCTATTACAGTAGCTAATAAAGAAGCAGCTTATACATGGCTTCGAGAAAACGGCCTGGGTGATCTTATTAAAAATGAGATTACAGTTTCCTTTGGTCGTAACGAAGATAACAAGGCGAGCGAATATGCAAACCTTGCGAAGGGTCAAGGGTACGAACCTGTCCAGAAACTAAAGGTCGAACCCATGACTCTCAAAGCATTGGTCAGAGAGCGTCTAGAATCTGGACAAGAGATGCCCTCTGATCTATTTAATGTGTTCGCAGGAAACAGGACCAAAGTAACGAGGAGTAAATAAACATGAACCAAGTAGCAGAGAAAAAGTCTGCAGGTCTTCCAGCAAATATGTTTGAAGACGATGCAGCAAAAGGTTTGGGTACAATAGGTCAAGAAGATCTTGCCCTGCCTTTTCTAAAAATCCTTGGACAACTCTCACCAGAAGTTAATAAACGTGATGGTAAGTATGTCGAAGGTGCAGAACCAGGAATGATATTCAATTCTGTTTCTGGAGAACTCTATGATGGAGTGAAAGGTATCGATGTTATTCCATGCTTTTACAAGTTGGAGTACATTGAATGGAAAGATAGAGGAGAAGGTCTAGGTGCACCAATTGCAATCTATGATTCATCTTCTGATATCATGTCCAAAACAAAACCAGATGCGAACTATAAAGATAGATTACCAAATGGTAATTATATTGAAAAGACTGCATCTCACTTTGTTATAGTATCGGGAGATAGTCCATCGACAGCTTTGATTTCTATGAAGTCTACTCAATTAAAAATTAGTAGAAAGTGGAACTCAATGATGTCTGGTATTAAAATGAAAGGTGCAAACGGAATGTTTACACCGGCATCTTTCAGCCACATTTACAAACTAAAAACTACTCAAATGTCAAACGATAAAGGCACTTGGTTTGGTTGGGAAGTTAGTAAAGTTGGCCCAGTAACTGATAAAGGTCTTTACGATCAAGCTAAAGCATTTAGTGAAAACATTTCTAAAGGAAGTGTTAAAGCTAAACATGGCGAAGATAAACCAAAGGACCAAGCTAGCATTATATAATTCCTAAGGGAATATGTGCACACTGTGGGCCAAGCGGGAGACTGAGTGGCCCACATAAACAGTTATGGAAAAATACATAGAATTTTTTAATGGATATAGAAATGCCTACGGTGTAGCTGACTTTAATCACCAGGACTCTAAAGTCGATCCTGAAACAGGTAAAAAGAAACCTGTATACAGGTGGAACTTTGAAGAACTTACTAAAGATATTTATCAGCAACACTTAGAAGGTAAACTGTCAATAGGTATACAACCTTGCACAGAGGATTCTGAAGTTAAGTTTGGAGTCATAGATATAGATCCAAAAGACTATGCTGATTTTAATAAAAAAGATTACATAGATATTATACAACAATACGAATTACCTTTACTACCAGTAGAATCTAAAAGTGGTGGGTTACATTTATTTTTATTTTTAAATGACTTTACAGATTCTAAAACTGTAAAATCTTTTCTTACAAATCTATTATCCTTGTTTGGACTTAAACAAGACACAGAGATATTTCCAAAACAAACACAGTTAACAAAAGATAGTGAAACAGGTCAACTTAGACCAGGACAATTTATAAATCTACCATACTTCGGAGAGGAACGTAAAGCTTTAAACGTAGATGGCACACCATTTACACTACAAGAATTTATGAAAGTAATCAGTGCAAACCTGGTTACAAAAGAAAGACTGAAAGGAATTACAGAAGAAATTGAACACAAAAGTATGGAAGGTGTAGACGAAGAGTTTACAGAGGGTCCACCATGTCTAGCAGCAATATCTAAATTATCTAAGAATGAAAACTTTGATGGCAAAGATAGATTTATGTATAACTATCATGTCATGGTTAAGATGAAATATCCAGACAACTGGCAACAGAAAGTTATGAATGCACCGGTAAAATATTTTGCTGGCGTACATGCGAATGCGTGGGATCAAAAGTTTTTAAATGCAAAAGTAAAATCTTGGAACAGAAGCTCCAAAGGATATACCTGCACACAGAGTCCATTAAGTGAGAATTGTAAGAAAGGTATATGTGTTAAGAAAAAGTTTGGAGTATTGGCAGGATCAAAAGGTTCTTATCCTGTATTAACAAATCTAAAAAAGATAGACCTAGATCCAGAACCAGAATACGAATTCGATGTAACAAAACCAGATGGTATTGGTACAGCTACAGTGCACTGTAAGAATGTAGAACATTTAAACGATCAACGTAAAAGACGTAACTCAATATCAAAAGCTGCAGGATTTTTACCGCCATTAATTAAGAACGATGAAGAGCAAGCTGTAATGGATGCATTGTATCAGACACAGAAAGTTGTGCAGCCACCGGTTGGTACATCACCAAAAGAAAAACTACATGATGTAATACATGCAAAGATAAACGGACCAAAAGCTACAAGTGATGCTGCATTTAAAACTGGGTCTGTATTGATAGAGGACGACTACGCATTCTTTAAGTTTGATAAATTTTATGACAAGTTAAAGGCAAAGAATTGGAAATATAGTGAAGATAAAACAGGACGTATGATGCAGGTATTGTATCAAGAATGTGAGATAGAATTTTTAGAACAAAAAAGATTTCCGTCAAAAGAAGCAGGTAAATACCATTCATCAACTAAGAATATTATACAGATAAATATAAAATCTTTTGAAGAGGTACCTATACACCACACTAAGACAAAACATAAGACGGACATAATATGATTAGTAGAAAATTATTCGGGCCTCCGGGCACAGGGAAAACAACTAAGTTATTAAAATATGTTAAAACATTTTTAAAACTAGGTACACCCATAGATAAGATAGGATATTTTGCATTTACAACTAAAGCTGCAAACGAAGCTATAGATAGAATGCTAGACTATCACACAGCATTTGAAAGAAAAGATCTTAAACATTTTAGGACACTACACTCTTTTGCTTTTAATCAACTCGGTATGAAAAAAGCACAGGTTATGCAGGACGAACACTACGAAGATATAGGTAAAAAATTAGGTATAGAAGTTACAGTTTATTCTAATGGTGAAGAGTCCACTGGATTTATAAATTCTGACAGTGAGTATTTTAATTTAATCAATGCAGCTAGAATAAAAAATATATCTATTGAAGAAGAGTATAACACTGACATGTACTCACAAGATATGGATAAAAGATTACTACAAATTATTTCTGACGAGGTGCAAAATTACAAAGAATCTTTTCAACTGGTAGATTTTACAGACATGATAGAAAAATTTATTGTGTCCAAATTGTGTCCAAATTTTGACATAACATTTATTGATGAGGCCCAGGATTTATCACCAATACAGTGGAAAATGGTAGATATTATAACGAAAAATTCAAAATATATTATATTAGCAGGCGATGATGATCAAGCAATTTATGGCTGGGCAGGTGCAGATGTAAAAAAATTTCAACAAAAGTTTTCAAAGAAAGACATAATTTTGCCACAATCTTACAGAGTTCCATTAAAGGTACAGGACATAGCAGATAAGATATTAAATTTAATACCAGATGACAGAAGAATTAAAAAACAATGGCAAGCAAGAAAAGAAGTTGGTGATGTAAATTATGTCTGTAACCTTGAAGACGTGCCACTGGACGAGGGTAATTGGTTGGTGCTGGCCAGATACAATGACAAACTAAATAGACTTAAACCTTTTTTAAAAGAACGTGGTATTTATTTTGAATACAAAGATAGAAAAAGTTACAAGGTAACCTTGTTTAGAACCATTCTAAACTACATACGATGGCAGAAAGGTAATGACTTATCTCTACCAGAGGTAAAAGATATATTTGAGTACACTAGCACTGATGAAGAATTAACAGAAGAAAGAATGTACAATCTTGAAGAGTTTGGTTATGATAAAAATATACCATGGTATGATGAGTTTACATCTGACTATGAAGAGTGTTTATATATACGAGAGATGTTAAGCAATGGAGAAGAATTAAGAAAGGACCCAAGAGTAAAATTATCTACAATACACTCTGCAAAAGGTGGTGAAGCAGATAATGTATTATTAATATTAGACAATACAAAAACAATACGAGAGGCATTAGAAAAAAGCACTGACAAACAAGACGAAGAACACAGAGTTTGGTATGTGGGTGTAACAAGAACGAAACAAAATCTGTACATCATGGCAGCAAAAAAGGAGGATCAAGGTTATGACATCGAAAGTTTGGGATAAGCAGCACGGAGGATCACATTATCAAAAATATAAAATACAGCCAAGTAAGTTTGTAGTTGAGAATGAATTGCTATATCCTGAGGGTTGTGCTATAAAATATATTATTCGTCATCGCGACAAGAATGGGAAGGAAGATATATTGAAAGCCATACATTTTTTAGAAATGATTATTGAGAGGGACTACAGTGAAAATTCCTAAGTTTGAAGCACAAACAGAATGGGTAAAACCTAGTGAATTTCCTGACTTACGTCATGTAGATGAGATAGCCATTGACCTGGAGACAAAAGATCCAGACCTGTTAAAGAAAGGATCTGGTTCTGTTATAAAGAATGGTGAGGTTATTGGTATTGCTGTTGCTACAAAACACTTCAAAGGATATTTTCCTATTGCACACGAAGGTGGTGGTAACATGGATAGATCAAGAGTTATGTCCTGGTTAAAAGATATTTTAGAATCACCATGCACCAAAGTTTTTCACAATGCAATGTATGATGTCTGTTGGTTGCGGGCAATGGGATTTAAAATAAATGGTGACATAGCCTGCACTATGATAGCTGCAGCGTTGACCGATGAGAATAGATTTAGATACGATCTTAATAGTTTATCTTGGCACTATCTTGGTTATGGTAAGAACGAAGCTGCACTTGCAGAAGCTGCAGAAGAGTGGGGCATAGATCCAAAATCAGAAATGTACAAACTACCTGCGATGCATGTTGGTGCGTATGCAGAACGTGATGCTGAAGTAACGTTAGGTCTTTGGCAAGAGATGAAAAAAGAAATTATTAATCAGGACCTAGAAGATATATTTGATTTAGAATCTGATCTGTTTCATTGCCTGGTTGACATGAGATTCAAAGGTGTGCGTGTAGATATAGAACGAGCTCATGCAATGAAAAAAGAATTGATAGCACAAGAAAAAGAATTACTACATAAAATAAAAGGTGAAACAAATATAGATACACAAATCTGGGCAGCTAGATCTATAGCAAATGTATTTGATATATTAAGATTAGAATACCCACGTACAGAAAAAACTGCATCACCATCTTTTACAAAAAACTTTTTACAAGAACACGAGCACCCTGTTGTTAAGATGATAGCACAAGCAAGAGAGATTAACAAAGCACACACAACATTCTTGGATTCTATTCTACGTTACGAACACAAAGGTAGAATACATGCAGAGATAAATCAATTACGTAACGCTGGGGGTGGCACGGTAACTGGTAGGTTCTCCTACCAGAATCCGAATCTACAGCAGATACCAGCTAGAAACAAAGACCTTGGACCTAAGATAAGATCATTATTTATACCCGAGGAGGGTCATAGATGGGGTGTATTTGACTATTCTCAGCAAGAACCTAGGCTGGTAGTGCATTATGCTTCTTTGTATAAATTACCCTCTGTCTATGATGTGGTCGATGCATATAGCAATGACTCTAGTTCAGACTTTCACCAGACTGTTGCAGACATGGCAGACATACCTAGAACACAAGCAAAGACAATTAACCTTGGATTATTTTATGGTATGGGTAAAGCTAAACTACAAGCAGAATTAGGTGTAACAAAAGACAAAGCTGCAGATTTATTTAATACATACCACTCACGTGTACCATTTGTAAAACAGTTGATGGAGAAAGCATCTAACAGAGCACAGGATCGTGGACAGATACGGACACTGCTGGGCAGACTGTGCAGGTTTCATTTATGGGAACCAAACCAGTTTGGTATGCACAAAGCACTGCCTCACGAAGAAGCACTCAGGGAACATGGACCGGGGATCAGGAGAGCCTACACATACAAAGCACTAAACAAATTAATACAAGGATCAGCTGCGGACATGACTAAGAAAGCTATGTTGGAGCTATACAAAGAAGGTATCATACCGCATATACAAATACATGATGAATTAGATATATCTGTTGAAGACGAATCACATGCAAAAAAAATAATTGAAGTGATGGAGAATGCTGTTACACTAGAGGTCCCAAATAAAGTTGACTACGAACACGGGGACAACTGGGGTGAAATACATGGATAATTATGGCTTATTTAAATGCAAACATACCAGTAGAATACGCACAAATTCGTAGAGAATATTTATATGATCTTAAAAAACATCATGGAGAAGTTGAAGACTGTATCATCTTTGGTATCAGTTCTCTTACAGGTCGTAGCACGTTATTTCATGCAATCATGGAAAATGGTGCAATCTTTTATAGACTACCTATCTCAGCTTTTATTCAACGTGGATTTAAAGTTGAGGACGTACCTAAACGTAGACTTGATGAGCTTCAGCTCTGGAATTCTTTTAGTTACTATCCTGCTGTTACTAATTGGGATATCTTGACAGGTGTGTCTGGTAAATACATAGGCAAAGATAAAAAATGGCACCCAGGTAAATACTTATTTACCATTGACTTTGCTCATCCAGAGAGTAACATACTCGACACTGATCATTCAGAAGTACCGCACGAACACAAGTGCGCACACATAATTGCATTAGATGATGGTAATTATGCGGCACAGCCAAACAATAGATGTATATGGGACTTACCTTCTTTTACTGTGAAGGACGATATTCCAGACTGGAAGGTCCAAACATCTGAATGGAACGTAGAAGATACAGGTCAATGGAAAACAGAAGACACTGATAACTTTTTCTACGAAATTGAGGAGAAGAAAAATGATTAAAAAAATTATAAATAAAATTAAAAACTTATGGAATAAGTTTGTAGCATGGCTTTTTAGTTGGCAAAAATAATGTCTAAAAAACCACTCACAATATCTGAATCTGCAGCCGTCCAAATGCCAATGAAGACGGTTGCCAGTCTAATAATTATCGTGGCACTCGGCACCATGGGCTATTTCCAGATTGTTGAGAGACTAAATATAGCTGACACTAGAATACAATTAATGGAAAAAGATTTAGCAGAAAATACGGAGTTTAGAATAAAATGGCCACGTGGCCAACTTGGGTCGCTTCCCGCAGATAGCGAACAATTTATGATGATCGAGGATCTTTATAAAACTAGTGAGAAGTTAAGTGCACATATTGAGTCGATGGCTTTAAACAAAGTAAACATTGAGTTTTTAAGAGGACAGATGGATAAGGTTTTGATAGATATTGAAAAACTAAAGGATGCAAATAGAGAAATGAAATATACAAACGGGAGCTCACAATGATAGAAGTTGTAGTGGCTCTTCTTATGTTTTGGGACGGAGAGATTAAGGAACACAGAATACAAGAATCTATGGCTGCATGTCTACGTGCACGTCGTGTTGCAGAACGTGAGTTTAATCCTAACGTGTCTTATAAATGCATACGCAGTGAAGCAGAAACAGAAATATACATGGGTGAAAAATCAATTAAAAAATTACACCTAAAATGAAAGTACATACAGAAATAGTAAATGGTGTATGCCCTGAATGTGACGAGTATACAATGTTAGTGGGTATAACTAGAAGATTTTATAGATGCATGACATGTGGTACAGATCTTGAGCAACATGTAAATGGTAAAATAACTTACATGCCACACATAACTAAAGATACATTAAAATCAAAAGTAGATAAATATTTCGATGGCGAAGCGTAAATTTGTAAACTTTGTACCACGTCCAAAACCTAGAAAACGTCCGGGTAGACACACAAAAAGCCTAAATAAATCAAAGAAAAGATCGTATAAAAAATACAACCGACAAGGCCGTTGACAATATCCTAAAAATATATATATTATCCCATATGAAAGATAAAATAATAACAATAAAACCAAAAGGTATTACACAAAGACAATGGTCCATATTTTTATTAGAATTAAATCTAATGAAGAAAGCATGGAAATCTTATGGCGTAGATGTACACTTATCTGCACCAGGTTTAAAAAAGATAATTGATTGGGGTACAAGACGTTATGGCACTGAGTCTACAGAATAAGATAGACAAAGCAGCCAATGACTACAATCGCACCAAAGATAATAGGTATAAAAATCTTTGGTATAAACTAGTAAAGGAGTTTGCAAATGGACCTCATAATATTAAACGATGGACTATACCAATTGATACCAGTGTCAAAACAGATCCTGGATGGAATAGTTTTGACAAGTAATATTGATTGTTTTGATTTGTGTGACATACTTAGATTAAAATTAACTGGGTATGTGGATAGTTTGAATTTACATATAATGAATGATGGCAGTGGCCATTTTATTGGTTGTATGTGTAGATAGAATTGATTCCGGTGAGTAGGCGTCTATACAAAAGCTTCGCGCTAAGTCACTAACGTTAGCTATGACCCGCAAGGGTAGCGACCAAAACCGGCCGGTGTACAGTACAGTGCACACAGATCTGTACACCGCGTTATGGATTATGAATCTAAACCAGGCTGGGGCGTGCAATAAAACTTAACATACATTCCATACTTAGTAGACTCTTCTCTACCAAGCTCTTTCATCTTATTGATAGACTCTTCGTAGCCAAATAACAGACAATCGTATTGACTATTAAATGACTCCTGCCAGTCAAACGGAGGCATGCATTCACCTGCTACACTGGAACATATTATTAAACTTAATATAAATTTCATTGACACCTATTGTAATTTGTGAGATAAATCCCATATTTAAATCTAAGAAAGGAGTATAAGATTTATGACTGACATAAGCAAATACAAAAACGTATCACTACCAAAGGATACATATAATAAAATAGATCAGTTGAGGCAAGTTATTGTACCTCAAATGAAAATAAGTAGATCACAAACAGTAACACTATTAGTAAATGAGAAAGCGAAGAAGTTAATAAATGGCAGTAGACCGAAAAAAGCGTAAAGTTATCTGTTCTGTTTGTAATGGTAATGGCTTTGTACGTGTACCATTCGAACAGGCCAGAGAAGAACAATGGGCTGATTGTGATTTCTGCAACAGTCAAGGTGAGATATGGGAGGATATAAAAGATGAGGATAACTCTGTTCAATAAAGATATTTATATAACTAAAAGATGGAGACAAGATCTATCAAGATGGAGTTTGTTGTATAGAACTGAGATAGTTTTAACTGCAACAGGTTTTATCGTAGGATTTATTGTTGGGTTAATAATATGATTAGCTCTGAGGATATAGCATACCTTGCCGGTCTATTTGATGGTGAGGGTAGTATCTACTTTGCTAAACGAATAGAAAAGAAAAAGAAACACAAAGGCAAAGGTTACAGAGAGTCTATGTCTCAACGTATTAGTATGGAAGTTACCATGACTGATGAATCTGTAATACGTTGGATGCATGAAGTATTGGGTGTTGGAACTGTAAATAAAAAACCACGCAAAGGTAAAAGAAAAGACGGGACCAAATACTTGATGCAGTATAAATGGAGATGCACATTCAGAGATGCGTATTATGTTTGTAGATTATTCTGGCCATATGCGCATACTAAATTACCTAAGATACAGCAGATATTAGATCATTACGGTGATCTACCTACCATGAATGGTAAGGTTGTAGACCTTTCTGAGTATAAAAAAATGATGAGTTTAGAATGAAAATAGTAAAAATAGGTATCATTTGTTTACTTTTATCTGGGTGTAGCGCTAAGTTTGACAGTTTCGATCCCACTACATCTGCATTAAGATGGATAATAACATATGACAAAGATTAAATATAAATTTTATTTATGGTTGATGGGTATCGCAGGTTCTATCAGTGCATGGGCCTGGAGAGAACACGTAAAAATTTTACGAGAAAGTAGAGTCAGAAAACCTGTGAGGTTTGATGATCTGGAATAAAAAATTTAATTACCCTACTTCTACACGAGCATTGATTAATGGTAAACGACACTACGATGTAGGAACACACGAAAAGTTACCTAGTGTTACGACTATATTACAAGCGACACAGTCAGAAGAAAAGAAACAGAAATTAGAAGATTGGAAGAAACGAATGGGTGAACAACGAGCGGACCGTATCAGAGATATATCCGCGATGCGTGGAACTAGTATGCACACCTACCTTGAAGGATATATTAAGGACGAACGACATCTGGATCTTACGGCATTGGGCCAGGAAGCAGGGCGCATGGCAGACGTGGTCATTCGATCAGGACTCGGGGACCTGGAAGAGGTATGGGGCACTGAGGTAACCTTATACTATCCTGGACTGTATGCTGGTGCTACTGATGTTGTAGGAATTTATAACGGACGCGAAAGTATAATAGACTTTAAACAAACTAACAAGCCTAAACAACGTGAATGGATTGATGATTACTTCACACAGCTAGCGGCCTACGCTATGGCCCACAACTATGTATATGATACACAGATCCAGTCTGGAATCATTCTAATGTGCAGTAAAGATGGATTTTTTCAAAAGTTTGAAGTGCTTGACAAGGAATTCCAAGGCTACATGCATACCTTCTTGAAGAAGGTCGATCAATATTATGCAAATTGTACCAAGAATGAAGAGGGCCAAGGTACAAAAAATGATTAAAAAGTACAAGGAATTCCAGTATAATTTGGCCATGTACCCATTGTATACACTTTTCTGTATAAAAATAAAAAAATTTTTTTTATTTTTTTTAAACCCTGGTACAATTGGTACAATTAAAAAAAGTGTTGTATACCAACGTTTATATGCTCAAATTTGTACCAAAGGTGCTTGGTACAATGAGGTACAATTGGTACAATTGTTAAAAAAGCTAGTAATACCAACGAAATAGGGGGTCGCGCGTATGATTTTTTATATTTATTTATTACTTATACAAAAAGGGGTATACAGATCCTGATGAGACGTCTGAAGAAATCAAAGTATAAATCTGTTGTTATCAAAAAGAAAAGATATTACTTTTACAAAATTACGTGGGTCGATATCACGGGTGATTCTTCGCATGCGGATCTACATACAGCACAAGGTATGATGCCATCTGTAATGGTTACTCATGCATACTTACTTGATAAAGATAGAAAGAACGTGCGTACGTTTGCTAGCTATGAACAAGATGATGAATTGTTTTCAGATCGTAATGTATTTCCAGTAGGATGTATTCTTAAAATGGAGAAGATTACTCTGAAATAAGTTTGGTATCATCCATGTCAATTTTTTCAGCCTGTATTTTTTTAAGTCTTTTAATCTCTTCTAGTTTTTCTGCCATAGTCATTTTATTTAAATCTCCATGGTAATGAGTTTCTGAGAATAGACCCGCAGCTTTTCCAATTAAGTTTTCAAACGGTGCACATTTCTCTTCTTTACCTTTGTCCTCTAGTTTTGCAGATAATCTAATTTGTTGATTCAAATAGTTTGTATGGTTCACAGCCTGCGATCTGTTTATTTGGTTACATTTCCATCTATAGTATCTTTGTACTTTTGGATTCTTCATAAGTTCAGAGCCTTCTCTGTTAGCTCTTTTCTCACTGTATCCTGCCTCTATGGCTGCTTTGGTAAATGTAGATCTACCCTGACGATACGCCAGAAAATCTACAAATCTACGTTGCATCTCTGTCAGGTCGTCTGCTGGGTGCCATGCTGGCTTTACCATTGGTTTTGGTCCTGGTTTGGTCATACTTGCAATATATAGATATATGAGATATATATCAACCCACTTATGGTTATAGGTAGAACGTTACAGAAAGCACTAGAGAATTTTTTTAAATCTCCAGTAGTACAAGATGCTCGTTGTCAAGTGTTGTTACCGAACGGAGAATTTTATGATCTTACTGGTGCGAAATTACTTGAAAATAAAATTATTGGTAGTAAAGAAACTCATAGGTTAGTGTTCCTTTGTGAGAAAGAAAAGTCTAAGATGGGCAAAGTCATTAGAATAGTTTAGCTCTGAGGTACCCCACCTGAAACCAGAGGCTAAATTATACAATGAACTTAAAAGAAAAGTTACAAAAATATCGTGGAATAGACTTGAAAACAGGAGCTTATTGGGGACTCCCGATCTACTGGGTTATACTGTTAACGAGCACTTTTTTACACTGGAATTGAAGGTGACATTGGGTGACAAAATTCGCTTTTCACCCCACCAAATTAGCTTCCACGTGAAGCATCCTAAAAATACATTTATTCTTGTTGCTTGCACCCCGAATCGTGGGCTTGTGCGCTTGTACCCTGGCTCGAAGATTCTGGAGCTTGTGACTTCTGGCTTGAAGCTTGAACCCTTGAGCGCTGGTTGGGACGCTTGCCGCTTGTGGCTTGAGAGCTTGTAAGCTCGCGCCTTCGCTTCCTGAGTTCAGCATAGTATTTTGGGTGTCTAAAGATCATCATTAATGTTTACCGTAACACACGTTTGGTGTGGACCTGTCCCAGCACGCTCTACAGCTGCCGCATTGGTTGCCCTGGTCCGGGGCCGGACACGTGCGATTGCCTGAGCTGGTGACTGTAGACGTCCACGGCCAGAATTTAACTGGTCCCTGGTCAATCATGTGCGAGCTCATTCTAATAATTAAATTTGTTGGTATTGTGGCAGGGTCCAACTGCTTCAGGAACTGTGCCTCTCGCGTTGGCATCCAGTGCCGGGTCCCTGGTGTACGCTTGCACACTTCGAATATATTTTCTAAATGCTTGAGACTTTGTATATCTCCTGAGTCATGCCAGCGAAACCAGTCCTGGCCCTGGATCAGTGTCACCATCGCATCCACCCAGCGAGGGTCCTGCAATGCTTGCAGCCTTCGACTGAGCGCGTCTTGAACATTTTTAAATCGATATCTACCCTTCAGGGCATAACAGCCCGCACAGACTGAGCCCGGGACCTTCACCAGCTTGGCGCCAGTCTTACACGCCACAGCCGGCAGGTTGTGAGCTGGTCCAGGCATCTTGCTTGGCTTGCTCAGGCCGCCAGTAATTTGTCTTGCTTCTTTTTTTAACATAATATCCTCCTATAAAATCCTATACCAGGTAGCTTGTAACCTGTCAAGCTTGAGAGCTTGAGCCCCAGAGCTTCAGGGTCCACGCGCAATGCGCGGCCCGTCCCAGCTCTGAGGTATCCAGGTCCAATGCATAGTCCGGATACGACAAAGCGCCCTAGATTCATTGGACCTGAAATTCTATTGTTCAACTGGTAACCAGTTATCATCCCGGAACACTTTCAGGATCTGGCTGGTATAGATCGAACCAATCTCGTCAAATAATCCCACCTCGGACCCTTTAACGTCAACCAGGATCGTACTACGTACGCCCCGGCCCTGAACTGGACTCTCCATCACAACGCCAGATACTGGCGGCTGTGTGCCCAGGTGACTGTGTAAAATCTTATCGCCTTTTTTTATTTCTTTTACTTTCATATTGTCCTCCTGCCAGCTGTTATATCCTATAAGATCCCAGAGCTCAAGAAAAAAATTAAAATAATTTTCTTGACTGCTTGTAGCTTGTAGACTATGGGCGGGCCCACCCAAGCTCGTAGCTTGTTTTTTTTGGGCGGGCCCACCCAAAAAAAAAAAAAAAAAAAAAAAAAAAAACAAAAATTCAACTCTAGGTTGTGGTTGAAGCTTACAACCTAGAGTTGTTCATCAAGGACAGATGAAACTAGTTTTCTTGTATTGGTCTTTCTGCACCAGAAATCATATTTCTTTCAATATATCTTGGCAGAGTATTGTCGTCCCAATGCAATCTATTCCAAACTCTTCGCCACGCATTTTCTTCTGTTAAGATTTTTGGCTCAACAATTCTACCAGAAACACTATCTATGGCTCTGTCCATAAATTCTTCTGCCCAATCATTGTAACAATTCAATGAGCAGAAATTTCCCTTTCCATAATAGAAATGACTTCTTCTTCTGGTTTGATTTGTTTGGTTTCCTTTCGAACCTCGTTTCCTGTCCTTTGTGTCATAAGTATGGCACTTATGACTTTGGCAATATTTTAGTGCCATTTTCTGTCCTTTCTGCTTGGGTTGAATATTCTACACTAGAACTACCTTTCAACCCTAAGCTTTCGTTGTTGTTAAGTTTTTATAAATAACAGACTTTAATATAATATCCCATTGACAAATGTCAATATTAGTTTAAAACTTTTTTATGCTATTAAATATAAACATAAAGAAAGAGAGGACAAATGGCTAGAATAAGACTAAACAATGAGTATCGGAACAAGATTGCTAATCGAATGAGAGTACATCTTGAACAAGAAGATACGCAAGAAAAAAGAAAGTATGACGGCTTAAAAGCACAACAAATTGACATAAATGATATGGCTTGGAGTGTGGCAGAAAAAATTGTCAGACGTCATTATACTGAAGATGATGTCGAGAAAGCATATTATCTTCAAAATAAATTTGAGAATGTTTCAACTATTGCGAAAGACAGTTGTTTCCATTTTCATTATCTCGGAACAAAAGAAACTAGAGGTTATGACAATGAAGTTAGAACCGAAGAAAATGTTCCAATAGAAAAACATTTTGATTTTAGATTAAATGGCTCTATTGATGAAGATAATAATTATTCTTCTAATCGAGATAGTCAATATGCTTTTGCTTTGTATCGAGATGAAATTAACGCACAGGAAGATTGCAACGCAGACATTTTGATCGAGCAGAAAGATAAAGATGACAATCCACATAAAAGAAAGTTTGTCGAGGCAAACGAAAAGTATCTTGGCTTACATGGAAGTCGAGATGATCAAACTAAATATGGTCGAGAATGGAATGAGAAATATCAACTCGATCTAATTGGTCGAGATTATTGTCGAGATAGATCAATCGCTTGTTCTGAAGATGAATTCAAGTTTTTAATAACTTGGAAACAACAAAAGGCTCAATTCGTTTTGGCACATGAGAAATGGATTGAAAGTGTCTTACAACAAATGAAAGAAATCAAGATAGGATTAAAAGGTTATAAATATCTTGATGAGGCAATCGAACTTTGTACTGAACTTGGTTTAGATATTACTGATGCAGAAATTATCAGAACCAATAGTACAGGCTTGGTAATTTACAATCCTAAAAATCTTGCAGAAAGAATTAAGGGAATGAAGAATACTGAAAAAACCAGAGAACAAAAGATTGCAGAACGTGTTGCATATATGCAACAACAAGAAATTAATTCTGATAACTTGAATTAAGGTCTTGCAATTCGTTATGGGATAAATTATATTTATCCCATAACCATAAAGGTTATAGAAAGTAGGAAAAAATGATAAATAATAAACCTTTCATTATCACTTATTATTCAGCAAGTGATAAGAAAACAATAACAAGAAATGCGTTGTGGACAGATAAATGCAGATATTGGATTTCAAAATCTGGCAGAATGTTAATGACGTATTTTGACGTAGATGCAGATGGATATAGAACTGCGTCAGACTCATGGAGTATCAAATTATGAAAGATAAATATTTGATATTAGAGTTACATAAATTTAATACTTTCAATGATGTTTGGAGTGTTAAATATTTCAATCAAACTTACGATCAAGCTTTTGAGAAATTAGTTTGTTTGGAAAAACTAAACGAGGACAGTAATATAATTTATTATCTCATGCCTTGTGAACACCTTTGGACGTATCCAGAGGACAAGAAAGAAAGTGAGAAAATAAAAACTGCGCAGGAAAAAAATCAAGATGAAATTCCATTTTGATTAATCCTACTTGGGTTACAGGGTGAGGCTAATCCTGTAACCCAGAAAATCCCATAAGGGTATGCACAAACTGCATTGCAATTCTTGCATAGTGTGTGCCGATAGAGGTACCACTACATCTTGTGGTTGTGCTTGAAAATTTAGGGGGGGCCCACCCAAAACACACAAAGGGGTCCCAGATGCATACATATATGTAAGATTTAGACGATTATAGCCAAGCTTACAAAAATAGGTTATAAAAATTTTATTATAAAAAATTTTATGAAAAATTTTGACGGATTAACAGAAGAAGAGAAAGCACGACTTTTAGAATTAGAAAAGAGTGTTGAGCTAGATAAAACTAAGCCAGTAATACAAAAAGACTTTTTGAGTTTTGTGAAGTATGTGTGGCCCGAGTTTATTCAAGGTGGACACCACAAAAAAATTAATAAAAAATTTAATGACCTCGCTGAGGGGAAAATTAAACGTCTAATCATCAACATGCCGCCAAGACACACAAAGTCGGAGTTTGCCTCATACTTACTCCCGGCATGGATGGTTGGCCTCGATCCCCGGTTAAAGATCATTCAAGCAACACACACGGCTGATCTAGCAATAGACTTCGGACGTAAGACTAAGAATCTTGTAGATACAGAAAACTATAAACAATTGTTCGACACCAGACTGATGGAGGACTCACAGGCCGCTGGTAAATGGAAAACGGAACAGGGAGGAGAATACTTCGCAGCCGGTGTTGGTGGAGCAATAACAGGTCGTGGTGCTGATCTACTAATCATCGACGATCCACACAAAGAACAAGATATTAAAAAAGATAGTAAGTCATTCGAGAAAGCATGGAACTGGTATACATCAGGTCCACGTCAACGTTTACAACCAGGAGGTCGTATCGTTGTTGTTATGACAAGGTGGAGTAATAAAGATCTTACCGGACAACTAATCAAGGCTCAGGGAGAAGAGGACTCTGACCAATGGGAAGTTGTAGAATTACCAGCCCTGCTTCCTGATGGAGAGCCCGTGTGGCCTGAATACTGGACCAAGGAAGAATTACAAAAAACCAAAGCATCTATTCCGGTTAACAACTGGAACGCTCAGTACATGCAATCACCAACAGCTGAAGAAGGTGCTATTATTAAACGTGACTGGTGGCAGAACTGGGAAGATAGAGAACCACCTAAATGTGATTTTATAATTCAGTCTTACGATACAGCTTTTCTTAAAAAAGAATCTGCTGACTATAGTGCTATAACTACATGGGGAATATTTCAGATAGGTGAGGATCAGGGACAAGGAATAATTCTTCTTAACGCTTTCAAAGATAGATACGAGTTTCCAGAACTAAAACGAGTGGCTTACGAGGAGTATCTATACTGGCGTCCTGACATGGTCGTAGTTGAGTCCAAGGCATCAGGATTGCCTCTGACTCATGAACTAAGAGATATGGGTATACCAGTTGTTAACTTTACACCGAGCCGAGGAAATGATAAACATTCTAGAGTAAATTCAGTATCGCCGTTATTTGAGACGGGGATGGTCTATGCCCCTATGCATCAACATTTTGCACAGGAGGTTGTAGAAGAATGCGCCGCGTTTCCGTTTGGAGAACATGATGACTATGTCGACTCTATGACCCAAGCGATTATGCGTATTAAACAAGGTGGAATAGTTCGTAACAAAGATTCTTACAAAGACGAACCACTGCCTGACAGGAGTAGAGTAGAATATTATGGCTAGACGAGAAATATTAAATGCAATCCTTCAATCTTTTAAAAAATTAGGAGGTAACGTTAACGACGTTCTTGGAACTAAAACAAATATAAGTTTTTTAGGAAAAGGTAAAACTCCAGAGCTGATGTTAGACATGGATATTAACGTTGATGCGTTGGGTGTATTACCACAATCAAAAGCAGTAGAAGAATTGACAAGCTCTGTAGGTTATGCGGTGGCTGGTAAACTAAACGATATTCAAGCAAACAAATTATTATCTAATATGAAAGCAATGGAAAATTTTTATTTTCCTCCTGCAGCGCCAGCAAATATTACGGACCTTGCTACAGGAACTAGAAACTTAGACAAAGAAGGTTTGATGTCGTTAAGACTAAAAAAATCAGATAATGAACTAGCAGATATGGCTGAAAGACTAGGTTTAAATGATCCTAATAAAAATAAATTTTTAAGACGAACAGATGATTTACCACCAGGTGATCCTGATTTACCACCACCAGGTTCACGTGGAGGACCAGATGATATTGCAGCACCGTTTGTGTCTGCAGAAGAAACTATTTTACCAACTGGTAAAGGTTTAGAAGCACTTAAGAATGTGCAAAACAATAATCTAATTGTAAATGATTTAGTAAATAAAATTTATCTAAACGCAGGTGTATCAGAGGCAGCTCAACCAGTGGTTAGAGCAAACGCTAGAGATTTTTTAAATAGAATAAAAAATCTAACTGACGAGCCTGGTAATCCAACCTTAGCATCAATTATGGAAGCAGATGATTTTAAATTTATGACCGAAGGTGGTGGCGGCGGTATGGGTGATCCACTGTTATTGGTACAAAAATATTTTGGACCAAAAGTTGCAGCAGCAGTTGCAAAATTAGATACACCAAATGATATACAACTATTTGCTGAAAGATTAGTAAGTGTTAAAGATGGAAAAGGCAGATCAGTTACTGATAGATTTTTTGATCCTGATACTGTTGATATAGACGACTTTGAATTTGCAGATGGCGGACGTGTACCATACATGGCTGGTATGTTAGTTCGTGGTGGTAAGATGGGTTATCAAGCTCTACGTAAATATGGTATCGAGGGTAAAGATATATCGAGATTATTTGCAAGTTTAGGATCTGACAAAAGTTTAGTCGGTAAAGAGAAGACAGCATACTTTCAACAACTACACAAAGTATTAAGAAACCCAGATGCATTCCCAGATGAAATTATGGATATACAAAAACAGCTGGGCATAGATGTAGGACTTGGATTTAAAAGCGGTGGTCTTGCCGGCATCCTGGAGGTGTAATGCAAGAAGGGACTAGACTTAAATTAGAAGAACTAAGAAGACTTCTAAAAGCTGAACCTCAGCCTATATCAATGGAGAGAGCTGAAGAACTTTTTAGACAAGCTTTTCCAAACGTAAAAGATACATACAAAGGTATTTCAAAATACAGAAATAAATATCCAAAATATTTTAGAGGTATTAATATCGCTGCTATAACGGATGAAGGCGATAAGATAAGAGATTATTTAAAAAGAATAACTAAAAATAGAACAGAACCTTTTGTAACCAGCACTCCAAAAATATTAAAAGCAGCTAAAGCTGATGCAGGTCCTGCAACTGTAAAAGCTATTGTAAATAAATTTAACGAAGGTGGTAAAAAAGTTTTACTTCGAGGCGGTAAACAATTTGCAGGAAGTCAATATGATGACCTTTATAAAAACTCAAAAAAATTTAAAGCGTTCTATGACGAAGCTTATGACACCCCTTGGGATGAAGCACCATCTTATCAAAAAGAAAATGCTGCTAGATCTTTTAAAGTAAGAGGAGCGTTTAAACCACCAGCAGGATATACATTAAGCACAGAAGAATTTTTAAAAAAAATAGGATTAAAAAAATCTTCTTTAGATACATATATTAGTGACCCTGACAAAACAACTACAGCTAGATTTATAAAAGATAATTTTGATTTTAAAATGGGTGCTACTGCTCCTGGAGCTTTTGCAGAAGGTAAAGGAACCAAACAACGTTATTGGAAAGATCCTTCAGATGCTACACTCAGAAAGTGGGATCGTTTTTTAAATGCTAGAATTATTACAAAAGACATGAAAGACAGAGTAGAATCTCTGTACGCCAATGATGATATAAAAGATTTAATTTTTAAACAGAAAAAACTTCCAAGCTTACCTTTAGTTCAAACAGTTTTAAATGATCCTTCTCCTTCAAAAGCTGCAAACGCAATGGCAACATTAGCAAGAGTTTTAAAAGGTGATGAATACAAAGGAGATATTAATATCCCCAAAGACGTTGTTGCAGGTAAAAGAATATTAGATCAGATTGGTAACGTTGGAAAACGAAATGCATATAGAGTTGCATTTTATAATGCAGCTTTAGCAAATGTAGATCAGTTGTATAAAAATGAAGCTAATGCTTCACTTAGTAGTTTTAAAACAGCTTTTAGAGATGAGCTTAAAAATATATTAGATATAAAATCAAATAAGCAAGTTCCGTTTAGTGTTAACGAAGTAATTGGAATTAGCACAGGTGAGATGAGAGGGCTTCAACCTTATTCTGCTTTTGTAGATGTAGTAAGATCAGATATTAACACAGGTCCACTTGCACAGTACCAAGGAAGATTATCTAGATCTATAGGAAGAGTACAAGAAGCTCTTGCTGTAGATGATGTTAAGGGCGCACAGAAAATTGCAGATGAATTAATAGCTAACGTTCCAACTTACAAAGGTTTTAAAGATTTATCTAAAGCTCAGTTAGAAAGTTTAGCATTACCTGAAATTAAAATTGGAACAGAAATAGATCCAAAAATTTTTTCACCTTCTCAACTGGCTGCGTACAAAGCAAAAGGATTAGATATTCAAGCCATGGCAGATAGAGAAGGTTTTTATCTTGATCCAAAAGGTAGAAAACCATTTTTCTCAGTATCGCCAGCACAATTAAAAAAAGTTGCAAGAGACTTATCTGAAAAAGATAAACTAGCTGTTTGTAGTCTACTTTCTCGTGGTGGATTACCTGGAGATTGTGCGGCTGCAATAGATAACAATCCAGTAAAAGCAGCACAAGTTTTTGAACAAGCTCCAGCAACAAATACTGGAATGCAAAAATTAAAAGCAGCAGCGACAGGATTTTTAAGATCACGTGGCTTCAAAACATTTGGTGTAGCAGGACTTGCTGGTGGTGCTGCGGCTGCACTTGTAAAAGAATTTAAAAACGATGATCCGACAACTTATTTATCAAACGAAGATCAACAAAAAAATATGTTGGTTGATATGGTAACACAGCCTATCTCAGAAGATATGACAAGACCAGATATTTTAGATTTTCAATTACCAGCGGTAGGAGCATCTCTTGCTGCATCGACAGCACTTGGTGCGCCATCAACAATTAAAGCTAGTAGATCAAGAGGACTAGGTGTTGAACAAAAAGGATTGATAAGAACTAGTGGAAGAGTATTAGGTAGAGGACTTGGTATTGCAGCATCACCTGGAGTTTTAGCACCACTGGCTGCATTAGATATTACAAGACAGGTATCTGAAGGGGACTCACTAGCAGATATTGCAACAGACCCTGTTAATTATACATATCCACTATTTGCTGAACAGACAGATAGATTTACAAGAGGATTAAGTCCAACACTTAGAAAAGCAGCTAGACTTGGTATGTCTAAACCTGCATTAAGATTATTATCAAGAGCAGGTATAGCTGGACTTGGTGCATCATTAGCAATACAAGGGATAGGATTATTAGATGACTAAAAAGTTAACAACCACGATACCACCCCTTAGAGGTCCTCACCCACAGGGGTTGAATGTTCCTGGAAAAAAGACTATAGTGGTTTCGAACTCGGAGAAAAATAATGTCAGAAATAGACAAGTCTTTACCAAACGTAAAGCAGGAAATAGAATTACCTAGTGAAGAAGAAGTTGTAGAGGCTTCTCAAGCAAACATAGAAGAACAAGTTGGACCAGAAGATATTCAAGTAACACAAGAAGAAGACGGTGGTGCAACAATTAGTTTTGATCCAGAAGCTGTAAACCAGCCAGGCACAAACGAACACTTTGATAACTTAGCAGACTTATTACCAGAAGAAGTTTTAGGAAGATTGGGCTCTGATCTTTACGAAAATTACACACAATACAAAGCTTCTCGAAAAGATTGGGAAGATGGTTATACAAAAGGTTTAGATTTATTAGGATTTAAATATCAAACAAGATCACAGCCGTTTACAAATGCAAGTGGTGCAACGCACCCTGTATTAGCTGAAGCGGTAACACAGTTTCAAGCACACGCTTATAAAGAATTACTTCCAGCATCTGGTCCAGTGCACACTCAAATTATGGGTGTGGTAAATAAACAAAAAGAAGACCAGGCTACAAGAGTAAAAAATTTCATGAACTATCAACTCATGAATAAGATGAAAGAGTATGAACCCGAGTTCGATCAGTTACTTTTTTATCTCCCTCTTAGCGGCTCTGCATTTAAGAAAGTTTATTACGATGAACTTCTTGACAGAGCCGTTTCTAAATTTGTACCAGCAGATGATCTGATAGTTCCATATACTGCAACCTCTTTAGAAGATGCAGAAGCAGTTGTGCACGTTTTAAAAATATCAGAAAATGATTTAAGAAAAAAACAAGTATCTGGTTTTTATAGAGATATAGATATTACACCAGGTTATTCACAAGAAACAGAAGTAGAGAAAAAAGAAAGAGAGTTAGAAGGAACTAGAAAAACTAGAGATGAACAAATGTTTACAATTCTAGAGTTTCATACAAATATAGATCTTGAGGGTTTTGAAGATAAAGACATGGAACAAAATCCAACAGGAATAAAACTTCCTTATATTGTAACTCTTGATTCATCATCAAGAGAAGTTTTATCTATTAGAAGAAACTATAAAGCTGAAGATCCTTTAAAAAATAAAATAGAATATTTTACACATTTTAAATTTTTACCAGGACTTGGTTTTTATGGTTTTGGCTTAATCCACATGATTGGTGGATTATCAAGAACTGCAACGAATGCATTAAGACAATTGTTAGATGCTGGTACGTTTTCAAATATGCCAGCTGGATTTAAACAAAGAGGTATTCGTGTTAGAGATGAAGCGCAATCGATACAACCTGGAGAGTTTAGAGATGTAGATGCACCTGGTGGAAACATTAGAGATGCATTTATGCCTTTACCTTTCAAAGAACCATCAGCAACATTATTACAATTAATGGGTATAGTGGTTCAAGCAGGTCAACGATTTGCCGCCATAGCTGACATGCAGGTCGGTGACGGCAACCAGCAGGCAGCTGTTGGGACGACCATTGCCCTCTTAGAGCGTGGCTCCAGGGTCATGTCAGCCATACATAAAAGATTGTATGTGGCACTAAAACAAGAATTTGTTTTATTAGCAGATGTATTTAAAACTTATCTACCACCAGAATATCCTTATGATGTTGTAGGTGCACAAAGAAGTATCAAGGTTTCTGACTTTGATGATAAGATTGATATTTTGCCTATTGCAGATCCAAATATATTTTCACAATCACAAAGAATTACTTTAGCTCAAACAGAACTACAACTTGCGATGTCAAATCCACAGATGCATAATTTATACGAAGCGTACAGAGATATGTACACTGCAATTGGTGTTAAAGATGTAAATAGAATATTGCCACCACCTCAACAACCACAGCCTATGGATCCAGCGGCAGAAAATATTATGGCTATGACTGGAAAACCTTTTCAAGCATTCAAAGGTCAGGATCATAGAGCACACATTACATCTCATTTAAATTTCATGGCGACTAATATGGTTAAAAATAATCCTGTAATCATGGCTGCATTACAAAAAAATATTTTTGAACACATTTCTTTAATGGCACAAGAGCAATTAGAAGTAGAATTTAGAGAAGAGTTACAACAATTAATGCAATTACAGCAAATGGCGCAAATGAATCCTGCCATGGCGCAATCTCCTGAAGTTCAACAACAACTATTAACCTTAAATTTAGCTATTGAATCAAGAAAAGCTAAATTAATTTCTGAAATGACACAAGAATTTAAGGACGAGGAGAATAAAATTATGGGTGATTTTGGAAATGACCCTGTTGCACAACTTAAAGCTAGAGAATTAGACCTCAGAGCTATGGATAACGAGCAAAAACGTATGCAAGCAGAGCAAAGATTGAATCTAGACAAGTCTAGAGCAATGATGAATCAAGACTTACAAGAAGAAAAGCTTGATCAAAACGAAGAATTAGCTAAATTAAGAGCTAATACATCGATTGAGAAAACTATTTTAGGTAAAACTCTTCCGAGTTCGGATAAAATGCCTGGAAATGTTGCAATCATTCGAAAAACTGGAGGAGAATAATGACAAAAAGTAAAAACACAGAAGCAAAACACGTTGATCATGACATGTTTGTGAACAAAGATGGTTTTTCAGACGGCGGAGTTGAGATTGAAATATCAAAACCGAATGAAACTCAAGACGCAGACGTAAAAGGTCAAAGAAAAGTGTTAGCAGAGAAAAAAAGAAAAGCTAAGTGGTATTAATATGTGGTTGTCGGCAATAAAATTAGCCGTTTCTGCTGGAAGTAAAATTTACGCTAACAAGCAGCGAACAAAAATGGCAATGTCGGATGCACAATTAATGCACGCAGAAAAAATGGCCCGTGGTGAGGAACAATACCAGGGAAAATTACTAGAAGCTCGACAATCAGACTGGAAGGACGAGGCAGTTTTGATAATTCTCAGTTTGCCCGTGTTGGTGCTCGCCTACGCAGTTATATCAGATGATCCAACTGCGATGGACAAGGTAAAATTATTCTTCGAGATGTTCTCGCAGCTTCCGTCATGGTTCACAAACCTTTGGATCCTTGTAGTCGCGAGCATATATGGTATAAAAGGAACGCAAATATTTAGAAACGGAGGTAAAAAATAATGGCAAAGAAAATAAAAAAAGCTCTTAAGAATGTAGCTAAAGTAGCTTTACCAGCTGCAGCAATAGCTATGATGATGAGAGGCGGAAAAGGCTCTAATAAATTTTTAGCTTCAGGTGCAGCCGGTGGTCAAAGACTACCTAAAGGTGACATGATGGCTAGAGCAAGAAAACTTATGACCCAAAATAATGCAATGAGAAATAGTATGATGAATAGTCCTTTTGGTGGTATGATGACAGCAGAAGAAATGGCTAGTGATCCTATGTTTTTAAACGCTATGAAAAAAGGTGGCAGAGTTAAAAAAGGATTCGCTAAAAAGAAAAAACAAGCAAACAAAATGAGGAAAAAATAATGCCTGGAACAATGATGATGAAAAGACCTATGATGAAAAAAGGTAAAAGGGTTTTAAAACCTGTTAAGCCAAATCAAAAAGGTTTAAAAAAATTACCCAAAAAAGTTAGAAACAAAATGGGTTATATGAAAAACGGTGGTAGAGCTAAGTAATGGCTAGACCTGGTTTATATGCAAACATTCACGCTAAAAGAAAGCGTGGAGGTAAGATGCGAAAGAAGGGTGCAAAAGGTGCACCCAAAGCATCTGACTTTGCAAGAGCAAAACAAACAGCGAGAAAAAGATAATGACTAAACTATGTCCTAGAGGTAAAGCCGCAGCGAAAAGAAAATTTAAGGTATATCCGTCAGCATACGCGAACGCATACGCTAGCAAAATTTGTGCTGGTAAAATTAAAGATCCCTCTGGTGTAAAACGAAAAGATTTTAGAGGACCTAAACCTGCCGGAAAAAAAGATGGTGGTAGAATAGGTTTTGGACGAGGCGGTATTGCTAAAGGTTGTGGCAAAGTCATGTCTAATAGAAGAAAGGTCACTAAAGTATTTTAATACAATGGCTGGTTTAAAAAAATGGTTCGATCAAAAATGGGTAGATATTGGGAGCAAGCGAAAAGATGGCTCATTTGCAAAGTGTGGCCGTTCAAAACAAAAGAAAGACGCGAAGAGGAAGTATCCCAAGTGTGTCCCACTTGCAAAAGCAAGACGTATGTCAGAAGGACAAAGAAGATCTGCCGTTGCAAGGAAACGGGCAGCTGCCAATGTGGGTCCAAAACCAACTAACGTTAAAACTTTCGTAAAAAGAAAAAGAATGAGTATGGGAGGTCTAGTTTGAGAAAACAAGATAAAATGCCTGCCAGAAATAAAAAGAATTTTCGTTCGACTAAGTCGGGCGCGGGCATGACACGAGCCGGTGTTGCTGCCTATAGAAGATTAAATCCCGGTTCAAAATTAAAAACAGCGGTCACTGGCAAAGTCAAACCAGGATCAAAAGCTGCTAAACGACGTAAATCATTCTGCGCAAGAAGTGCAGGACAAATGAAAAAATTTCCGAAAGCTGCTAAAGATCCTAATTCTAGACTACGTCAGGCTAGAAGAAGATGGAAATGTTAAAAGCAAAAACTAAAAAATTTAACGGCAGATCATATAAAATTTCCCCATTAAAAGAGGGACCTTATAAAAAAGGTCTTGTAAAAAATTTAATGAAAGCTAGACGTGAAGTCAAAGTTGCATTAGATAAGAAAGACAAAGCCCTTGAACGAAAAGCTCGTAATAAAGTGCATAAATTTAAGAAAAAGTTAGGAGAACGATAATGGTTAAAAAACTAAATAAAGTAGCAAAAGCTTTAGGTAAAGCCTCTAAGTTACATAAGAAACAATCAAATATAATTAAAAAACATATTAAGGAGATGAAACGTGGCGGATCCAAAAACAGGAACAGGTAAAAAACCAAAAGGCTCAGGTAGGAGACTTTACACGGATGAGAATCCTAAAGATACTGTTGGAATTAAGTTTGCGACTCCTACTGATGCTCGTAAGACTGTTGCAAAAGTTAAAAAGATATCTAAACCGTTTGCAAGGAAAATACAAATCTTAACTGTTGGAGA